CCTGATGAAGAAGAAAAACAGTTGCTTGAAAACAATATACAAATGGCTTTATCTGCAGGTTTAATAGATCTTGAAGACGCTATAGATTTACGTACTATTAAAAATGTAAAACTAGCTAATCAAGTATTAAAGATTAGAAGAAAAAAGAAGCAAGAAAGAGATCAAGCTATACAACAACAAAATATACAAGCTCAATCACAAGCTAACGCGCAAGCTCAACAAGTAGCTGCTCAAGCTGAAGTTCAAAAGAATCAAGCTTTAACACAACAGAAAGCTCAACTAGCTCAAACGCAAAGTCAAATAGATATGCAAAAGATGATGGCTGAGTCTGAACTTAAAAAACAACTTATGGCTTTAGAGTTTCAATATAACATGCAGTTAAAAGGTATGGAGGTTGAAGGTCAAAAATCAAAAGAAAAAGAAAAAGAAGATCGTAAAGATGAAAGAACAAGAATACAAGCTTCACAACAAAGTGAACTTATAGACCAAAGAAAGACAGGTGCACCACCTAAAAAGTTTGAATCTTCAGGTAATGATATACTTGGAGGTGGATTTAATTTAGGTGCTTTTGAACCTAGATAATAAACACTTAATTTTTTATATTATATATTATGGAACAAGAATTAGAAAAAGTTGAGAACGTTGAAGAAACAACTCAACAAGTTGATGAAAGTAAATTTATGTCTGCAGATAACCCAGATGTTATTAAAGTAGATTTAGATAACCCACCATCAATACAAAAAGAAGAAACAAAAAAAGAAGAAGATGCCACTACAGAGCAAAGCACAGATGAGGTACCTGTTCGCGACGAATCCAAAGTTAGCGAAGAAGTACGTGAAGAAAACGTCGAAGCAGAAGTTGAAAAGCCTGCCGGAGAAAAAGAAGAAGAGCGGGTTCAAGATGATCAACCCGTTATTGAAGAAGTAACTGACGAAGTTGAAGAAAAAGTTGAAGAGCTTGTAGAAGAAGTAGAAGAAGCTGTTGCAGAAGCTGAAGCTACTGGCAAACCGCTACCAGAAAATATCCAAAAGTTAGTTGACTTTATGGAAGATACTGGAGGTGATTTAGAAGATTATGTAAGACTTAATCAAGATTATTCTAAAATGGATAACTTAACAGTTTTACAAGAATATTATAAACTAACTAAACCTCATCTTGACGCTGAAGAAAGAGCGTTTTTAATGGATGAAACTTTTTCATATGATGAAGAAGCTGATGATGAGAAAGATATTAGAAAAAAGAAAATAGCCTTAAAAGAGCAAGTTGCCGAGGCTAAAGCCTACTTAGACGGGCAGAAGTCTAAATATTATGATGAGATTAAAGCAGGATCAAAGCTCACGCCTGAACAGCAAAAAGCTTGGGACTTTTTTAATCGATATAACAAGGAATCGAAGGAGGTAGAGGAAGCTAATAAAACAGCTACATCTTATTTTATCAAGGAAACTAATAAAGTTTTCAACGACAAGTTCAAAGGTTTTGAATATAATGTTGGTGATAAAAAATATAGATTTAATGTTAAGAATATAGATAATGTAAAAAAGCAGCAAAGCAGTATTGATAATTTCGTTAAAAAGTTTTTAACTGATGACAATAAAATAGCTAATGCTAAAGAATATCATAAATCTATATATACAGCTAACAATGCTGATGCTATAGCTAAACACTTCTACGAACAAGGTAAAGCTGATGCTTTAAAAGAAAGTATTGCTAAATCTAAAAACGTAGATATGACGCCAAGACAAAACCATAAAAGTTTTGAAGCTGGCGGTGTTAAAGTTAGAGTATTAGGCCAAGACTCCAATGATTTTAAGTTTAAATTTAAAAACAAAAAATAACATTTAAAATTAAAAAATTATGGCAATTACTGGTGGATCGTTACTAAATGCGGTACCTGGACCTAAACAACAGGCTACAGCTAGTAACTATTTAGACTTAGCGAGCACAGCTAACGAAGGTTGGGCTCAACAATATGTGCCAGACTTAATAGAGCAAGAAGCTGAGGTTTTCGGACCAAGAACTATTTCAGGTTTCTTATCTCAAGTCGGTGCAGAAGAATCTATGACTGCTGATCAAGTTGTTTGGTCTGAGCAAGGTAGATTACATTTATCGTACACAGCTACGATGACAGATAACAATGGTAATATTAATGGATCAGATAATACTGGTAAAATTACTATTACTGATCATATTGATACTAACGCAACTTATACTTCAGGATCTCATGGTATTAGAGTTAACGATACAGTTATCGTTGCTAACGATGAAGCTGTTATTAAAGCTTTAGTATCTGAAGTTGACGGTAACGTAGTTGAACTTCGTCCTTACGGTGCTGCAGACTGTTCTGCAATCACTGATGCAAAAACTAACTTAACTGTATTAGTTTACGGTTCTGAATTTGCAAAAGGTACTACTTACAACTCTGCTGCTGCAGCTGCAACTGAAAGAAGAGGTTCTAATGAGCCAACTTTCAAATCTTACAACAATAAGCCAATCATCATGAAAGACTACTACGAAGTATCAGGTTCTGATGCATCTCGTATTGGTTGGGTTGAAGTAGCTTCTGAAGATGGAACTGCTGGATACTTATGGTATCTAAAAGCTCAGTCTGAAACAAGATTACGTTTTACTGATTATGTTGAAATGGCAATGTTAGAAGGTGAGCTTGGTGTACATGGTACAGATAAAGTTGATGACTTTTTAAGTGCTAACGGAGATGCTACTGGTACACAAGGTTTATTCGCAGCTATTGAATCAAGAGGTAATGTTACTACTGGTGTAACTGGTGTTAACGCTGCTACTGATTTAGCTGAATTTGACGCTATATTAGCTGAGTTTGACAAGCAAGGTTCAATTGAAGAAAACATGTTATTCGTTAACAGAAGTGTTTCTTTAGCTATTGATGATATGTTAGCTTCAATGAACTCTTATGGTGCTGGTGGTACTTCTTACGGTGTTTTTGAAAACAACGAAGATATGGCACTTAACTTAGGCTTTTCTGGTTTCCGTAGAGGATCTTACGACTTTTATAAGTCTGACTTCCGTTACTTAAACGACAAAGCTACTAGAGGTGGTATCAATGATGCTGCTGGAGCAAACGCTATACGTGGTGTATTTATTCCAGCTGGTACTTCTACAGTTTATGATCAATTATTAGGCAAAAACATTAAGCGTCCGTTTTTACACGTTCGTTTTAGAGCTTCTGCTACTGATGATCGTAGAATGAAGACTTGGGTTACTGGGTCTGTTGGTGCTGCTACATCTGCACTTGATGCAATGCAAATGCACATGTTAACTGAAAGATGTTTAGTTACTCAAGGTGCTAACAACTTTATGTTAATGAAGTAAATCAATATTTAGGTCGAGAGCTTCGGCTCTCGATCTTTTTTTAATTTTTTATTATATTATATTATGGCAAAGAAACAAAAAACAGAAAAGGTAGAGGTACCTGTTGTTGAAGCACCAGTTGTTGAAACACCAAAACCTAAAAAAATAGAAACAAAAAAACCTGAGTGGGAAATAAAAGATAGAGTTTATTATTTAAAAGGAAATAAAAAACCTTTATCATATTTATTAAAAACTTCTAATGTTTATTGGTTCGACGAAGAAAAAGGTTACGAAAGAGAAATGAAGTATTGTGAAAATCAAAGAACTTGCTTTGTTGACGAAATGAAAGGTGATCAAAGATTATCACACGTAGTTTTTAGAGATGGTGTATTATTTGTTGAGAAAACTAAAACAGTTTTACAAAAGTTTTTATCATTATATCACCCTCACAATAAAAATATATTTTATGAATATATGCCTATTGAAGAAGCTGCTGGTGAAATAGAAATATTAGAAATAGAAGCAGATGCTATAATAGCAGCTAGAAATATAGATTTAGATATGGCTGAAGCTATTATGCGTGTAGAAAAAGGTTCTGAAGTTGATAAGATGAGTTCTAAGGAACTTAAAAGAGATTTATTAGTGTTTGCACGAAATAATCCTGCTTTGTTCTTAGAGTTGTTGAGTGATGATAATGTAGTGCTTAGAAACTTTGGAATAAAAGCTGTAGAGCTTGGTATTATTAAATTATCTAATGATCAACGTACATTTATGTGGGGATCAAACAATAGAAAATTAATGACAGTACCGTTTGACGAGCATCCATATACAGCTTTAGCTCACTGGTTTAAAACTGACGAGGGTATGGAAATATACTCTAATATAGAAAAGCGTTTAAACGCGTAATAATCATATAGTACAGCAGCCACTCTTGATGGGTGGTTGCTTAACTATAAAATAAGTATAAATGGCAGTAAGTATAAACACAGTATATCAAAGAGTTTTGGCAATGGCCAATAAAGAGCAAAGAGGTTATATAACGCCTCAAGAATTTAACTTACTAGCTAATCAAGCTCAGCTAGAAATATTTGAACAGTACTTTTACGATTTAAGTCAATTTAGTAGAAGACCTGGTGTTTCATTAGAGTACTCTGATCCTATAGAAATAATAGAAGAAAAAATAGCAGAGTTTGAAAAAGATCATGTAGATGTAACAGCCGTTTCTGGTGCTGTAGCAACTTTACCTTCTGATGTACATAAGCTAGGTACTGTTTTTTATAACAACGGAACAAATAGTATTATAGTAGAAAATGTAAGTAGAAAAGAAGTTGAGACTATGGTTCAAACAGCTCTTTACGCTCCTAGTTCTGCTAGACCAGTTTACGCAAGATTAGAAGATAACAAAATACAACTATATCCAAGCTCAAGCTCTCCAGCATATTCAGCATCAAATATAAACTGTCATTACATAGCTAAGCCTGCTACTGTGTCTTGGGGTTATAATGTAGTATTACAAAAAGCTGTTTACAACGCTTCTAGTACTACAGATTTTGAATTACACGCTTCTGAAGAAACAACATTAGTAAATAAAATATTATTATTAGCAGGTATTGTTATAGAAAAGCCAACTATAAGTGGTTTAGCTGGAACAATGGTAAACGAAGAAAAACAACAAGAAAAAGCATAGCTAAATGGGATTATTAGATAACACAACAGGAGCTTCATATTATGCTGGTAGTGACTTTGGTAACTATCAGTTTACTTCATTAAGAGATATAATAAATCAATTTATATTAGCTTATGTTGGTAAAGATAAAATTATTTCTAAAGTAAAAAGAGCTGATGTAGCTTTTCATGCTCAACGAGCTTTACAAGAGTTAAGCTTTGATACTTTTAAATGTACTAAAGCTCACGAAATAGAAGTGCCTTCAACTCTTAGGATGCCACTTCCTCAAGACTATGTTAACTATGTTAAACTTAGTAGATCTGATGAGTCTGGTATAATGCACGTTTTATATCCTGCATTGCAAACTAGTAATCCATCAAACATAGCACAAACAACAACACCTGGTGATGCTCCGTTTTATGAGTTTACAGGTAACGAACTAGTGTTAACTACTAAATCTGATACTGCTACTAACTATGAAAAACAAACTGCTCCAGAACAACAAGAAGATTATGATGATGATGATTACGATTTAATAACTGGACAAAGGTATGGTTTAAATCCTTCTTACGCTCAAATCAATGGTAGTTTTTATATAGATGATATAAGAGGCTTTATACATTTTAGCTCTAACATTTCTGGTAAAACTGTGATACTAGAATACATAAGTGATAGTCTAGGAACTGATGCTGAAATGAAAGTGCATAAGTTTGCTGAAGAAGCTATGTATAAACATATTGCTCACGCTATATTATCTACTAGAGCAAACGTTCCTTTAGGTTTAGTTATGAGTTATAAAAAAGAAGCTAGAGTAGCTAAAAGAAATGCTAAACTTAGATTATCTAATATTAAACTAGAAGAGATTACTCAAATACTTAGAGGTAAATCTAAACATATAAAACACTAGCACATGCCAGAGTTGAAGAAGAATTTTACTAGAGGTCGAATGAACAAAGATCTCGATGAAAGACTCGTACCCAACGGCGAGTATAGAGATGCTTTAAATATACAAATAGCTACAACTGAAGGTTCTGATATTGGTTCAGCTCAAACTTTATTAAGTAATGTTCAATTAACAGACTGGATAACTTCAGGTCAAAACGCGTTTTTTACAAACGTACCTAAAGCTTCTAATTTTACTGAGTCAGATATTATGACTCGATCTCATGCTAAAGCAGAAACAATAGGTATATTTGCAGATGATAATAATAATAAAGTTTACAACTTTATATCAGAAGCAAATAGTACTTATGCAGAAACTTCACCTTCTGATACTTTTCACAATGAGAACGGTCTTACTACAGTACCTTCTGATGGTTTATATAGTAAACCTAATGGTCAAGGTGGTTTTATATATCAAGATCTTCCAAGAGAAATAGGTGTTAAATGTGATGTTATATGCGAATACAACTTTAGCGTAGATACTTCTGTTGTAGGAAGTTTACTACCAATTGTTGTAGATGTTTTTGAAGCTAGACACGCACCTAGATTTGTAACTAGTAAAACAGCTCCTGGTGTTATTGATCCTCCAATGATTAATGGTAGTAATGAGATTAAAGGTTTAGCAACTGTAACTTATTCTGATAATAGTGGTGTTACTAGATTTGCTCCTGCTGGTATACGTGAAGGTATGATTGTTCAAAAAGTTAGACCAGATGGTGTTAATCTTTGGGCTCAACATCCAGATATTGTTGTAACTAGTGTTGATTTAACTGGTGCAAAAAATGATGGTGTTGTAGTAATATCTCAACTAGCTAGTGATCAAGAAATATATACTCAACAAGATGCTAACGAAGGTGTTGTTTTAGTTTTTAGAGCACCAAGAGTTTTAAACTTTAAACAAAGTGTTAGAGAAAAAGAAGTTACATACGATGAGTATGAAGTAGAAACTATAGGTTCAGAATCACCAACTCCAAACGGTAATATAATAACAGCTATAAATTTAGTAGACGATTTATTATTCTTTACTGATGGTAGAAACGAACCTAAAAAATTAAATATACAAAGATTTAAAAATGGTAGTAAAGGGTTTTTAGATCATACAAGAATTATATTTCCTAATGGAGATCAAAATTTAGGTACTTATATTAGAGAACAACATGTAACTGCTATAAAAGTAAATCCTAAAAAAGCACCTAAAGTTGCATTATTAGGGGCTAGAGAAATTGACAATAATACAGCAAATTACACATCTGGAAATATAAATTTTAATTACTCTTCAGAAACCACTGCTTTTGTTAGAGGTGTACACGGTAACTTTCCTAATTCTTTTATAACTACAAATTTAGCTTTAGATAATGGTGCTGTTGGAGGCGAGCTTGTAACTGGAAATCTTTTAAAAGTAAGATCAGAAGTTGATAAAGTTTATTGGCAAGTTGGAGATGTTATAGAATTAGTAGCTTCAGGTTTAGGTGGTAGATTTAAAATAGATTCTGTAGAATATGATGACACTTATCCTACAGGTTGGCAGTATTCTGTTTTTAATATTAGATTTTTAGAATATATAGGTACTTACGTAGCACCTTCAACTCCTGATGTATTTTTAGCTACTTTAGTTGAGAAAGGTGGTATATATAAAAATGAATTTGTAAAACTTGCTATGAGATATAAATACTTAGATAATGAGTATTCTTGTATATCTCCATATTCACCACCATTGTTTAAAGCTAAAGCTTATGGTTTTAATGCAGAAACTGGTTGGAATCCTGGTATGGAAAGTAAAGCAGAGCAAGTAATAATTTATGATTTTGTATCTAGTGATTTACCTGAAGATGTAAAAGAAATAGAAATACTTTATAGAAACACTGGTGGTTTTCCAGCTGTGTATTCTGCTTTTAAAGTTAAACCTACTTTTTCAGCTTGGAATCAATCTTATCCTGATTTTGGTAATTTAAATGATTTAGATAAAGGTAGAATAAATATAACAGATGAAATATTTGGAAATATAATACCTACTAATCAACTTGATAGAACGTATGATGCTTTACCTAAAAAAGCTAAAGCTCAAGAATTTATAGCTAGTAGAATTTTATATGGTAATTATACAGAAAATTATGATTTAATAGATTCTTCTGGTGTTGAAGTAGATGGTAATATAAGTATTAATATTGATTCACTTAGTTTTCCATTTACATCAATAACATTTGATCAGATAAGTGCAGGTAATAATATTGATGTAGCTTTAGATACGTATAACTATCCTAGACACGGAGTTCAGCTTTTACAGTTACATACAATACCTAACCCTATTAATGGAGGTGTAAACTTTGGTGAAAGTAGTAACAGACCTTTTGATAATAGTAATAGCTTAGGTTGGGGAGGTGCTGGTAATAACTTATCTCCACCTGAATGGTTTTCAGATAATATATATCCTATAGAGTCAGGTTTTTCTCTTGCTGACTATACATTAAGCGCTGCTGGATCACCTAATATTGATCCAAACACTGGATTAGAAGGAAGCGTAACAGGTATGTTTAATGCTTCAGACTTACCTAAGTTAATTAGAATACCTTTTACAAGAGAAATAAATGATCCTAATAATAATTTTGATATAAACACTACAGCTAACCCTAGGTTTCATTACAAAGCAGGTGGTACAGGTCAACACTCTTTTGATTTAAGTGCTGTTTGGAAAGCTTGTCATACTTATGGTTATGTAACGTGTCCTACTATGACTAATCAAGCAGCTCAAAAAGGTGGAAAAAGTCTTACTCAAACATATCCAAACGCTAGTGATAATGGTGAAAAATTATTTCATCCGTATTATGTACCTGTGTTTAGACCTGCGCCAGCAGCTATACAGTTACACTATGTTGATGATAATGGTAATCCTACAATACCTTCTGGTAAAATTACAAGTTTAGTTCAAGATATAAACGGTGATAATGTCTCAACAGATCCAACGGATATTTCTCTTCATAATAATACTGGTAGTATAACTGGTGGAACAGCAGATCCTAGTAATAATGGTTATAATTCTTTACAAGCAGGTATGAATCTTAATAACTTAATTAATTTTGGAAGTTCTAACAATATACCTTCATTTGAATTTTATAGAGCTGTTAACTGTTATCAATCTCATCAATTTATAAATAGTTTAAATAATAGAATATGGGAATGCTGGAGACACGGTGGTGGTGGTTTATCTAATAATCTAGAAAATATACCTCAGTTTCTTAATTTATCAGGTGTTTTAGGTGGTGCAACTGCAGGTTCTTTTAGATGGTTAGGAGCGCAAGAAGCTACAATAGATCAAGTAATAGATTCAGATCCACCAAACGATTATGATTTAGGAAATACTTTAAACGCGTTTGTTCGTAAACATATGGGTGAGATTTTACAAGATGGTTTAGTTGTTACTACTTGGGATACACCTTCAGGTAATAATGTGGTACAAAGTTCAGATCAATTTTTTACATTTGCAGCGTCATCAGGGATTTCAAGTAGTAATACAACTGATTATCAAACTAGTGAGTGGTGGCCTCTTAGTAGGTTTATAGTATCACCAACACATTGGTTTTATGATCACGGTAGAGGTGCACCTTATTGTTATGCTGAATTAACGAACAAGACAGTACAAATGAATGCTGGTGAAAAAGTTGCGTTATTTTATAGAGCTTGGGATTTTGCAGCAGACGGTATAAATGCTTTTAATTTTTTAAATAAACATCCAAATGATATAGGTGGTTTATTTAATCAAAAAGTTTTATCTACCGGCGCTAGTGGTATAAAGTTTTATGATTTTGATGGTGATGGTAGTAATGATACTTTTAGAACAGATAGTAATGGTGATCCAGATTTTCAATATAGTTGTAGTTGGGAGTATAATCAAAATTATTATGGAACACCTCAAACACAACTTAATAATAACACTTTAGCTAACCAAGTAGTTGGTGTTGGCACACCTTCTGGTGTACAAGGTTTTAATGTTTTAGCGGTAGATAGAATAATAGATCATGCTACTAGTCCTGCAGATGCTGGGTTTAATTTTAGTCCTTCTTTTAGATCTGTTGGTGGTGGTAATGGTTGGACTTATTTAACAGATGAAGATGGTAACGAAGGTATTGCTGGAGCTAGTTATCATTTACATATGATAACTCGACTTGATCAAGGTGCTAATGATCCTATATTTACACGATTTAAAGTTACTTCTGCTCCTAGTTTTACTCAACAAATACCTGTAAAACAAGGTACAGAATCTGTAAAATCAGAAAGAAGTTATGAAGTAGGTGTTGTTTATTCTGATAAGTTTGGTAGAGAATCTACTGTTGTAATAGATAGAGAAGGTTATGATTCTTCTTTATTTTTACAAAAAAGTCAATGTAATCAAAAAAATAGAATTTTAACAAAAATATTTCACAACGCACCTGCTTGGGCTGATAATTATAAGTTTTATATAAAAGAAACAGCTCCAGAATATTACAATATATCTATGCATAAAGCGTACGATAATAATGACAGTGGTACTTACGCTTGGTTAAGTTTTAATAGTTCTGATAGAAATAAAATAAAAGAAGAAGACTTTTTAGCATTAAAGAAAAAACACGGTAGTAATGATGCTGTAACATCACAAGATGCTAATTGGAAAGTTTTAGCTATAAGTAATGGTATACCAAACGGTGCTGATGGTAACCCTATAGATGCAGCTGGCTCTACGTTTGATAC